GAGCCACTAGGATAATCAAGAGTAACAACATAAGGTAATGCTATACCTGTTTCTTGTCCTGATACTCCTACATCTTCAAAGCCTGGTAAATCAAGGTCAACCAACATTTCAAGGACTGTATGCCTATCATCATAGTTAAATGTATTTGATTCGCCTGTTAACTCATCATACTTTTTATTTATATCTGAATAGTTTGAATCTGGCTCTGGAAGTTCTACATCTCTATAAAAACCACTAACCTGCATTTTGCGAATGTCATTACTAGACTTACGCATAACATGTGTTGTTCTTTCACATGTTGTTAAATCACTCGCCCCATAGTTAACAACTACGTCTTCTGCTGGAACAAATATAGAGCATGGTCTGCCCATATTGTGATCGTAATAAACTTTTCTGAATGCTGATCCAGCTAAAGGTAGCGAGAACAACATCTTTTCTGTTTCTGTTCTGTATTCTGACATTTCATATGTCAGTAAATAATTTAAGTAATCTTCTACTCTGCGGGCTTGCTTTTCTTTATCTTCTGTTAGCTTGCCTACAATCTTTGTTCTGACTGGTCCCTGTGCAGGAAACATTTCTGATATAGATTGTGACTGAAAACGTATTACTGCTTCACTAAGCATTGGATGAAATACACCACATGCTCCAGCCCAAGGAGTTGTTCTTTCTTCAATCTTGAGACCAAGCTGATCCAAGCCTTTCATATAGGTTTCTTCCCATTCTTGTCGGGAATCTTTGTCACCCATATATTCTGATATTAATTTATTGCCTAGCTTATCTAACTCATCTTCATCAATGAAATCAGTTAAATTAGAATTAAATTCACTTTCACCCCTCTTGGGTGCGCTAGGATCAAAATCAATAATCATGCCGCCATCATCAGTTTCGATGGCTACGGAATCTGGATTTTCTATCAGAATTTCTAATTCTTCTGGTTCCTGCTCTATGGTGCCTTCAATAGGCGTAGCAGGTTTTCTTTCTATAGCCAATTTAACTCCTAATGTATTACACAATCAGACTCAATAATGTCCTGATGTATTATGTCTGTTAATTCACCAACCAAAGTTAAACCGCTAGATTCAGCAATTCCAGAAGCAATATCCCAAGATAAAGCTATTATCTCTGGTCCTGCATACTCTTTTCCTTCGCGAGTAAAAGATGTAATAAAAATCTTCATCAATAATAATTAGCAATTCGGTTGTGTTCTAAAGGTTCATCTTCTTCATCACTATGTAAAGAAATAAAACCACCCTGTCTATATCTTAACAGAGCTTGCGTA